TAGCATAATAACCGATATTAGAAATTGTACTTTTAACAATATAAATAACTTTTGTACAACTACAAATTCTATAGTAAATAGTGCCCAAACTTTTACAAAGGATAAGCTACTAGAACTTAAATCTTATCCTTTTAATGGTAATAATTGTACCTTAATTTTAACAGGCACATCTATGGTATATAGTAGTAATGATATATCAGATATAACTGATTATTATAATACTTTACCAGCATCTTCTGTTTTAGCTAATTCTAAAATAAGATGGGGAAATGGATATATTATAGATGGAGTTTGGATTCAGAAAAATGAAGGTAACTATTCAGGAATTTTTGTCAGGTATGACGGTTATCCTGTAAATGCTCCTACAATGTCATCCTCTAATCTTGATTTTTCGGGTAAGGGAGGAAGAAAAGATGGATTTCAATATTTTAATAGTATTTCTAAAAAGATACTAACTTACATGTCTGGGTATTACTATGATGCTTATGGAAATAAAGATGTAAATCTTAGTGGACCTACAGATAGTAGACCTAATTCATCAGATATTATAATAGGATTCCAATATTTTGATACTACCCTTAATAAGCCAATATATTGGTCAGGTTCTAAATGGGTTGATGCTATTGGAACTGATGCTAGTGTGGCATCAACAAATATTGAAGAGATTCCAGCAAGTGAAGATAAAACTAACTAATAATAACATAATTAATAAATGACTTAAGTCCTTGCTTAGGTCATTTATTTTTTATAAGTTTGCAGTCTAAAAATGAATAATATGAGAAAGTTATTAGTTATTATATTCTTATTCTTATTTATTTCATGTGGTACTACTAAGATAATAGAAGTCCCAGTTGAAAAAATAAAAACAGAATATATAGACAGGCAAATTATAGATACATTTGTTAAAACTGATAGTACTATTATTATAGATAAAGGAGATACTGTATTTCTTGAAAAATATAAGTATTTATATAGGTATATTAATAAAACAGACACTTTTATAAAGGTAGATACCCTTACTAAAACTGTCACTGTAGAAGTTACTAAAGAAGTAAATAAACTAAAAAATTGGCAAATAGGGCTTATGATTTTGGGAGGTATAGCTCTTGCCTTTAGTGGATATAAATTAATAAAAATAATAAAGACATGAGTACTGAAATCATAATGGCATTAATAGGTATTGCCTCTGCAAGTATAAGTTCTTTCTTAACTTGGTTATTTAATAAAAAGAAACAAGATGTTGAAACAGAACATACTACTATTGGAAATCTTCAAGATAGTTTAGAATTTTACAAAACTTTTAGTGAAGATGCTAATAAAAGACTTCAAGATGCTTTGGAAGATAGACAAAATTTATATAGAAAGCTTGAAGAACAAGGTAGAGAAATAGCAGAGATAAAAACTGAAATGATGAAGATTCTAGCTAAAGTATGTTATAATTTAGAATGTAAGTACAGAGTAAGTATTGAACCTAAAAGTAATAAAGATGAAGAGAATAATTAACTTTAAAGTTGTAGAGGGAGACCCTAATGAAGTTACTGATAATGAACTTCTGGTAATTAGAGACTATGATACTGGAAAAATAAAGGATATACAGAAAAGAAATAGTCTTGGAAAACTAGAATCTATTATATCAGGAAATATTGTTAATTCTGTGATAGTTACAGATTCTCAAACTAATGAGATTTATAATGGTGCCCCTACTTCAAGTATAACAACTAAAAGTGCAGTTGCTGGAGCTATTACTATAAAATTAAGCTAATGAAATTACTATTAGAAAGATTGCAGAAAGCTACTACTTATACTCATGGAAAATTAAGTATAGATGGTACATATTGCTGTGAAACTATAGAAGATTGTTGTAGAGGATTATCTTCTAATATGTCTGAGGAAGAAATCAAGTCTAAGAAGGTTTATGGTCAAACAGCTATTCCTACAGGTATCTATAAAATAGATATGAATACAGTTAGTCCAAAGTTCAAAGATAGGTCGTGGGCTAAACCTTATGGAGGTAAATTACCAAGACTTGTAGGAGTTAAAGGTTTTGAAGGAGTATTGATTCATGTAGGAAACACAGCAAAGGATAGCTTAGGTTGTTTACTTGTAAATACAAGTATAAATAAAGGAGTTGGTACAGGAAGTACTCAAGCATTTAATAAGTTAATGCTACTTCTTCTAGAGGCTAAAGCTAAAGGGGAAGAGATTACTATAAAAATTGTTTAACTTTAAAAATTAAAGATTATGGCTTGCAGTTGTAAAGGCGGAAAGAAAAGTTCTTCAAAGAAAGGTACTGGAAAGAAAGATAAATAATTTATAGGGAGATTACTCTTCCTTTTGATTTTAGAAATAAATATTATGGATGAACAATATATAAGAGGTATAAATTCAGAACTCATTAGAGCTATAAAGGCTTTAGCTGATTCAAGTGGTGGTGATACAAGTGCTATAACTTCAAAATTGGATAGTATAGATACACATATTCAAGAATTGACTCAAGCATTAAATACAGCAGTTACTACTTTAGGAAATAAACTGGATGCTATTGTCACTAACACAACTCCTGCCTCTACTTAAAACTATTTGATTATGATAACCAAGAGAAGAATGATAGTACCTATTTTTGACTATAAACTTACTATAGTCATATTTGATGATTGGGAAGAGTTGAAGGACTATCTCCCAGAAGAGGACTTTGAGGTAGAAGCTAAAGCTATTACTTTAAGTACTCATGGAGCTTCTCTTGTAGCAATAAATTCAAAGAGAGGCAGTAGTATAGTTCATGAGGCTGAGCATATAAAGAATCATATATGGCATTTTATAGGCTACAGACCCCAAAGAGACAATGATGAAGTGGATGCCTATGTTATCACTTATCTATATAATAAAATAGTAGATGTGTATTATAAACACTTAGATAAAAAAGAAATTGTAAGAAGGATACCTTAAAATAAGGTATCCTTTTTTTTTTATTCACATGATACTAAATCATATTTTTATAATCCTATGAGAATCAGGTTCTTATAGGATTTTTTATTGTCTCTTGGTATTGTTATGCCCACGATTTAATTATACATATCTTTGCAATGTAAAGCTTTACAAGAGAATATAAACACAAAGTAAAACAATTAATTTCAAAACTATGGAAGTTATTGAAAAAGAAAAAGAGACAGTAAAGGAAGTTCCTGCTAACTATTGGTGTGATAAATACTGTTGTGATGGCTATGGTTATGGCTATGGAAGATATGGTGCATATAATACTCCTTTTGCTTCTAAGGGTGTAGCTGGTGCTGGTCTTGGATTAGGAATTGCAGGTACTGCACTTGGTTTATTAGCTCTTAGCAGAAATGGCAGATTTGGATTGTTCGGAAACAATGTTCCAGAAAATGTAAATATTAATGCTAATATGAGTGCTGCTAATGGAACTGCTCCTACTGCTTTTCAAACATGGGAAAAAGAATGTAATGATACTTTAGCTCTTACTAATGAAATGTGGGGTCTGAAGGTTAGCACTATGAACAATGCGAGAGAAGCAAGAGAAGTAGATGTAAATGAGAAGTTCCAACTTTGGAAGTCTCAAATAGATGCTGACCACTCACTTTACAGGTCACAAGTAGATGCAGACTTTGGTCTGTATAAGTCTACAAGAGACAGCTTTGATATAATGACTGCAAAGCAAAATCAGGCTTTCTTTGACCTGTACAAAGGACAAAGAGATAACTTTGATGCTTTATCAGCAAGAATAGGTGCTCTTGAAACTAAGCAAGCTGTTGCTGATGCTGTTGAGCCTTGGAGAGCTAAAGTTCTTGACATGAGAATTAATGGGGTTGCAGCAAGTGCAACTGCTGCTGTTGCTCTTGAAGCTGAAAGGAGATGCTGTGCTGACAATAAGATTGTCAACTATGTAAATTCTACATTTGTACCTCAAACTATAGCTGAGCCTACAGTGGGTACAACTACTCGTACAGAAGACATCTACAATCCTCTTTGTGGATGTTGTGACCCTTGCTGCAATAATGGCAGATTCATTTAAGAATAATGGGGAGTAGTAATACTCCCCTTTTATACTCTAACTGTAAATAAGTTTATTATGTATCCAATTAATCAGGTATTTTTAGGTAATGACCCTTCTATGGGTAGTCTGGATGATTTAGACATGCAGATAAAAAGAATGGAAGCCTACAGGCAAAGGCTGAGACAGTTGCAAAATCAACAGCAACCACAACAACCTCAGAAACTTATATGGGATGATATAGATGCTGAAATCACTCCTATGACTGATGAACAGAAGGCAAGACTACTTCAAGACCAAGAGTATGCTGAGGTATATACTGAACTCCAAACTATGGTTCAGACAGAGATTCTTAACCTTGTGAAAGGTAGAATTGAAAGTACTGAAAGGGGTAAGGAGTTACTATCTAAGCAGTTAAAGATAGTCAGAAAGTTAAAGACTAAGATTATCAATGATACTAACAGGGAAATGGAGTTGTTCAATAGATTTAGAGAATATAGTAAGCAACACCCTGATGTAACTTATGAAGATTTTATAAAAGCTAACTTATGATGAATAAAGTACAACTGATAGAAAAATTACAGTATTTTGTTGCTGTACAACTTGACAATATAGCTAAGACTAATCCTGTAATCAGCTTCTTCAAACCTATTGCTTCAAGAGCTTTAAAGAAAAAACTCTTAGGCATTACAGGAGCACTTGACCTAATAGCTGATGAAAATGGAAACATAGATGCTGAAGGGATTGTTAGTGAAATGACTACTTCTCTTATGAATACCCAACCATTCAGGATAATGGTTCCTGCACTAGGTGAATTAACTATAGGTGGAGGTAGAATTGAGATGGGAATACCATTTACAGATAAGAGTATAGTTCTTGGTGAGAATGACCTGATTGAATTAAAAGAAATATTAACTTCAACACAGTAAGGATTATGGATGAATATATGTTAAGAGCTTACTTACAAAGCAGAAGTAGAGATAAAGATTCTGATTCTGAATTTATCAGAAGAATGAGAAATGCTTTAAGGAAGGATAGATATCCTAGAGACTTAAGAAGAGCTTCTTTAATGGAAGATTTCTATGATGATAAGATGTATGATGACTATTATATAAATAGACATAGTGACACCCAGCTTGAAGATATGCTTAATGACTTAGATACTGATGATAAAGAAAAGTTATTCAAAATGATTATGTCAGAAGGTGGTGGACAAATGGGCGATGATAAAGCTAAGCATCTTGTATCTAAAATGTATCATACTTCTGGAGGAAGAAAATATATTGGTGAAAAGTATGATATGGCAAAAGCTAAGGAAGTATATGAAAGATTTAGAGGGGTTATCCCTACATCTGTAACTCCAGCTGATGTCTATATTGCATTAAACGCTCAATATCATGACTATTGTGAACTATTAAAAGCATGGTTTGGGGATAATATTGACAATAAAGTAATTGAATCTGCTGTAAACTTCTGGTTTAAAGATAATGATTATAAAGGAAGTAATAAGGTACGTGATTATTTTAAGGAAGCTTAATAAACTTTGTATTGAGAGGGTATAGTATAAATACTATACCCTTTCTTTTTATTCAGTAAATAAGTAATTTATTAATACTGTAATTACAGCTTTCTTTAACAAGTTGTTCAAATCAAAAAGAGTCATTAATTTTGCATTAGTTTTAATAAACTAAAGGAGAAGATAAATATGGAAGGATTAAGTGATGAGTTCATTTTATCAGGCGATGAAATGGTTGATGTAGATAACCTGTTCACTGATAATGAAGAAGAAAAGACACAGGAAACTCCACCTGAGAAAGAGGAGAAAGAAAAGAAAGAGAATAAGGAAACTACTGAGGAAGAAGAGATAAATCCAGATGATTTATTTGATAATCCAGAGGGCGTAGGTAGTGAGAAAGATAATCAAGAGAAGGAGGGGGGTACCCCACCTGACAAGGGTGGTACTTCTCCCAAAACTAACTTCTACTCTTCCATTGCCAGTGCCTTGAAAGATGAGGGTATCCTCCCTGACCTTGATGATGAAACAGTAGGTAATATTAAGGAAGCCTCAGACTTTGCAGAAGCTATTGAAAAGCAGATTCAAGCAAGATTTGATGAAAGGCAAAAGAGAATTGATGATGCCTTAAATGCCAATGTAGAGCCTGATGAAGTAAGACAGTATGAGAATACTATCTCATTCCTTGATTCTATTAAGGAAGATAATATTACTGATGAGACTGAGAAGGGTGAGAATCTAAGAAAGAGACTTATCTATCAGGATTTTATCAACAGAGGTTACAGTAAGGAAAGAGCTACAAGAGAGGTAAAGAAATCTTTTGACTCTGGTACTGATATAGAGGATGCTAAAGAGGCATTAGAAAGCAATAAAGAATTTTTCAACAAAGAGTATCAAGACCTTATCAAAGAGGCTCAAGAAGAGGTTAGGGCAGAACAGGAGAAAAATAAGAAAGAAGCTGCTCAATTGAAAAAGTCAATGCTTGAAGATAAAGAAATATTCGAGGGTATTACTTTGGATAAAGTCACAAGACAGAAAGCTTTTGATAACATTACAAAGCCTGTATTTAAGACAGAGGATGGTGAATACTTGACTGCAATTCAGAAGTATGAAATGGAGAACCCAGTTGAGTTCAGGAAGTACTTGTCAGTATTATTCACTATGACTGATGGCTTTAAGAGTCTTGATAAGATTGTTAAAGGAAAAGTAAAAAAGGAAGTCAACTGGAACATAAACTCAGTAACACTTCAAGAAATGGAGCAGGAGACCCTAAATTTGTAGGTTTAGATGAAGAAGATACTGAAGAAACCTATAGAGGCTGGAAGCTTGATGTATAATATAAAATTCAATAAATAGTTTGTTAAATTATGGCTGGTAAATTAGGTAAATTTCAAATGTTAGGCTTCCAACATTGGAAGGGTTGACTCACAAGTTAAGCCCTTGTAAAATTGGGTAAAATCGGTGAAGCCCCCCCAAATTAAAGCCTAAGGGTAATACCGAGCTAATCTTTATGGTAATACATAAGGACAGTGTAACGCATAGAAGATGAACCTATGGATGGATTTATTTATATTATCAGAAACACTATTAATAATAAGGTCTATATAGGGCAAACTAAAGTGAGTGTGGAAATAAGATGGCAAGAACATCTTAGACATGCTAAATATGGAGACCAAGTTATTAATAGAGCTATGAGAAAGTATGGAGTAGATAAGTTCTATATAGAGACTCTGGAAATCTGTGATATAAATATTATAGACTACAGAGAAATGTATTATATAGACTTATATGATTCTACTAATAAGTCCAAAGGTTATAATGTAAGTATAGGAGGTAAGACTCCTAAATTTAAAAGGAAAGCATTAAGTATTTCAACTTTAGTAGACCTTTATAAAAATCAAGGATTTACTTTGGATGAAATAGCTAAGAAGTTCGAGGTTACAAGATATATAATAACTACAGAACTAAGAAATGCTGGAGTTGAGATTAAAGAGAGATATAAGGAAGAGGAAAAATTTAATAAAGTAAGCAAAGTAACTCTTCTTAAAGCTCTTCAGGAGTATAAATCCTTAAGGAAAGCAGCCAAATCTCTTAATATGAACTACACTACCTTTAGAAAGGCTTGCATATATAACAACATAGAATATAATTCTTCCAAGAGTGCCCAACATGCTGATAAAGTATGAAAATGTATGCTGAACTTACACAATGGTAAAGTGTAAGAACTAAGGGATAAAAAGCCCTTAGGGTAACAGAATTGCTAACTAGTGACAATCACCTTGGCTCTATTTTCCAGTTGCAACCACAAAAGGCAACCAACCTTATGGTGCAACTATTGGCATTTTATAGAGGAAAGACTCTGGATACATTCCTGAATCAATTCCCAACAAGAGAGTTTGAGGATGATAATGAATATTACTGGGATGTTATTGGTTCTTCAAGAAGAAATATTCCTCTTGTAGAAGCAAGAAATGAAAATGGTGAAGTTGTAGAAGATGGAGACCCAAATGTAGGTATTGGCACTTCTCCTTTCTATCTTGTATTCCCAGAAGATTGGTTTGCAGATGGTGAGGTTATTGTAGGTCATTTGAACCAAGTATATCCAATGAGAATCCTCGGTGATGCCAGAATGGAAGGTACAAATGCAGTCTACAAGGTTGAATTGATGGGTGGTAATACTACTGGTATTCCTGCTGAAAGATTACTTGCAGGAGAGAGATTCAGCATTGACTTTGCTCCTGTTGAAAAAGAACTCTCAAGAAAGGTTGGTGATGTAAGATTCACAAGCCCTGTTTCTATGAGAAATGAATGGACTACAATCAGAATTCAACATAAGGTAGCTGGTAATAAACTTAACAAGAAACTTGCTATGGGTATTCCTATGGTAAGAGAAACTGAAGAAGGTAAGCAAATTAAGGACACAGCTAATATGTGGATGCACTATGTAGACTGGGAAGTAGAATGTCAGTTCTCTGAATATAAGAACAATGCAATGGCATTTGGTACTTCTAACAGAAATGCCAATGGTGAGTACATGAACTTTGGTAAGTCTGGTAATGTAATCAAGACAGGTGCAGGTATCTTTGAACAGACAGAAGTAGCAAATACTATCTACTACAATACATTCAGCTTGAAGCTTCTTGAAGACGCTCTGTATGAACTTTCAGCTTCTAAGTTAGGTATGGGTGACAGAGTATTTGTTATCAAGACTGGTGAAAGAGGTGCTATCCTGTTCCACAAGGCAGTACTACAAACAGTAAGTGGTTGGACTACATTTGTTCTTGATAATAACTCTACAAGAGTTGTAGAAAAGACTCAATCTAAGCTACATAGCAATGCACTGAGTGCTGGTTTCCAATTTGTACAATATAAGGCACCTAATGGTGTAATTGTGAAACTTGATGTAGACCCATTCTATGATGACCCAGTAAGAAACAAGATACTTCATCCTATGGGTGGTGTAGCCTTCTCTTACAGATTTGATATTTGGTATATTGGTTCTATGGACCAACCTAATATCTTCAAGTGTAAGATTAAGGGAGACAATGAATACAGAGGTTATCAATGGGGATTGAGAAACCCATATACAGGACAAAAGGGTAATCCTTATATGTCATTTGATGAAGATGCTGCTGTAATTCACAGAATGGCTACTCTGGGTGTATGTGTTCTTGACCCAACAAGAACTATGTCATTGATTCCTGCTATTCTGCAAGGATAAAAATAGAAAGGGAGGAGCAGCCCTCCTCCCTATTTTTTTTTTCAAATAATTAAGGAGAAGTAATATGGCAAAAGAAGGAGTAGAAATTGGTTTGGATAATGATGAAATAATGGGAGGAGAGAAATTGACTCCTATCCTTCCTCAAGAACCTAAGTCAAAGAAGACAACAGCAAAAAAGCAAGTAGAGACAACTGAAGAACCTATATGCTGTTTAAGAAATGAGAGAGTGATTGTAAGATTTGTACCCAGACAATCAGGTATAGTAACTAACCCAAAGCATATCTTGTATGGAGGTATGGCAGAGGGAGCAATAAGAAAGTTCACAGTACCCAAGCTATCTTCAGGTATGTTTGTAAATGTCCTTACTGACAATGAGAAAGCCTATCTTGAGGAAGCAATGGGACTTGAATACAATGCTCTTAGCATCTATAAGAAGGTAGATAACTTCTGGGATGACAGTAATGAGGGAGGTATTTCCACTGTAAGATTGACTAAAGGAGATAATTATCTTAATCTTGCTGACCCAGAGGACTATATAAGATACAAGATTCTGCTAGCTAATAAAGACTTTATTGCACCTTCACTTCAGGAGCTTGAAGACCATCCTAAGAGAACATATCAGTTTGTTATTGTTCAGGAAGGTGAAGAGACAAGAAATGCCAATAAGGAAATGTCAGCTACAATGCAGTCTTATATGGAGTTTGGTAAGATACAGGATGATATTCAAATTCTGAGAACTATTATTGAAATACTTGATGGCAGACCTACAGCTAAGAATACTAAACTTGAGTTCTTACAGCAAAAGATAAACAAACTAATTCAAGCTGATGCAAAGTTGTTCCTAAGAGTTATAAAGGACCCACTATTGCCTACTAAAGTTCTTATTAAGAGAGCTATTGAAGGCGGATTAATCAGTAATAGAGGTGGAATGTTGTACTTAAAGGCTGATGGCACCCCTCTGTGTGGAGATAATGAAGAACCTACATTGAATGTTGCAGCTAAGTTCTTAAGTTCTCCTAAGAGACAAGAACTGAGATTCAGCTTAGAAGCTAAGTTAAAGGAGGATTAATATGACTACTACAGAATTTTCAAATCAATTTGATATTCTCTATAATAATTTAATGTCAAATGCGGCTCCTTCAGTTAATGAATATGAGAAATCTGTATTATTAACTAAAGCTCAAAATGAAATTATTAAGAACTACTTTAATCCTAAAGGAAATAAATATCAAGAAGGGTTTGATGGTTCTGCTAAGAGACAAATTGACTTTTCTGAACTAACTACTACAGAAAAAATCACAACTACTACTACAGGAGTCCCCTATGATAAAAGAGGTAAACTCTATGCTTTACCTTCTAAACTAATGGTAATAATCCAAGAGAGTATTAGCACTAACAATGGGGAATTTCAAGTAATACCAGTAAAGTTCGATGAATATATGAGGTTAATGTCCAAGCCTTTTAAAGAGCCTGTTAAATGGCAAGCTTGGAGACTTATTACTGATAGTAGTGAAGGATTAAATGCTGAAATTATTCCTCATTCTAATGACACGATAACTTCTTATAATATAAGATATATCAGAAGACCTAATCCTATAATATTAGTAGACCTATCTACAGAATATGGGGACTTAACTATTGATGGAATAGGCACTGTTAGTGAGTGTGAACTTAATGAAGAAATTCATGAAGAAATACTACAGAGAGCAGTAGAACTAGGTAAGATAGCATATACAGGAGATGCTAACTCAGTCATTCAAGCTGGGCAAAGAAGTGAATAATGACTATACAGGAATTTTCAAATAGTTTTGATGTATTATTTAACAGCTATTTTAATAAACCTGAATTTGGAAATGTTGACTCTTTAGCCCTAGATGAATACGAGAAATCAGTATTTCTTACTAAGGCACAAGAAGATATAGTAGTAGAACTTTATTCAGGAAGAAATATTCAAGGGTTATCATTTGAATCTACAGAAGAAAGCAGGAGAATACTTCATTCTCTTACTAAGAAATATACAGTTAAAGTTAATAATACTGACTACGAAGTAATTAAACCAGAAGATTTATGGTTTATTACTTATGAATACTGTATTTTTGATGATGAAACTCTTGGATGTGCTAATGGCTCTACAGCTTTAGTTATTCCTATAAGGCAGGATGACTTATATAAAGTTTTAGATAACCCATTTAGAGGCCCTTCTAAAAAGAGAGTTATTAGAACAGATAGGAATAATTCTATACAACTTATTTCTAAATATAAGATAGGTACTTATACTATGGACTATCTAAGAAAACCTAATCCAATAATATTAGCTGTATTTCCAGATTTGTCTATTGGTGATATTATTAATGAGACCTCTGAGTGTGAATTAAATAGTTCTATACATCATTATATTTTAGAAAGAGCAGTCCAATATGCTCTTACAAGTAAAGGATTATTAAACAATAAAGAATAACATATTTAATTAATTAATTATGGCAACTTATTCAATTAATCAAGTTAGACATTTATATGTCGCAAAAACTTTGAAGTCAGGTACAGACCTACTTGCTACTGATGCAGCAGGTTCTATCCTGCCAAAGGCAGATACAGCTAAGACTATGCTGTGGTTTCAGTATATGAGTCCTGCTGGTGTTGTAGCAAGTGATAAGATTGACATTGCTAACATACTATACACTAAGGCTACTGCTTCTGGTGATATGGCTCATAACTTAGCAAGATATGAAGTAACTCTGGATACTTCTGTGTCAGCAACTCCTGTTGCAGGTCAAGAGTATATTCTAAGAATAGCCTTCAGACAGTATATTGGTTTAAGTGAAGAGGACCAGTATTTCAAGTATGGCTTTGTTAAAGTAACTGATGGAATGACAGCATCAGATTTTTATAAGAATCTGGCTATTTCTCTTGCTAAGAATGTTTCTAATGAAACTACACCATTAATTAATGTGTATGTAAATAATGGAAGTGCTGATACTCAAGTAACTGGAACTACTAAACTTACTGACTTGACTGGAACTTATACTAAGATGGTTATTGAGGAAGTAGAACAACCTTGGGTTCTTGGTATGATGCCTCAAGCATTTATCCCATTTACTATTCAACCTACTACTATTGTATATAATGGTGATGAAGTAATTTGGGGAACTGTAACTAAAGTAACCTCAACTAAGAAGGTTGAAAATGGACATAACATTGCAGACCTTGAATATTTCTGCATGGGTGCAAGAGGAGACCAATATAGAGGAATGGGTTATCCTAATATCATACCAACTACTTATTTGGTAGACCCAACTAAGAAGTATGATACTTTGGATATTCACTATGCTTATATTGGTTCTAATGAATCAGTTCAAAAGTCTGAAAAAGACATTACATTGGTTTGTGAAGATGATGGAAGTCATACAGCAATGAATGCTCTGATTGGAGCTATCAATACTGCTTCAGGACTATCAATAGCTACATTATCCTAAATGTAGTTTAATATAAGGAGCATAGGTTTCTATGCTCTTTTTTTTTTGTTTTACACTAAAAATAGTAAGATATGATACATTTTAATCAGTTAAGTTACTCAAAAGATAATAAGTATCTTATTATTGATGTAGGAATTGATTATGAGGATTATTATAGTGATGTGATTCTTGATAGTATTATCATAGATAATCAAGATACATTTATTATGAATGGGCCTAGTTCTACTCCTATATATACTTATAAAATAGAAGAAGAACATTTAAAAGTCTATTCTATACCTGAAAATTGTAGTTGTGACCCTGTAAGAGTTAAAGATGATGAGTCTTATTGCTTTACTTATGATTTAGATGCAATGAAGCATATAAGATTAGAGTTATTATTAACTACTTTAGGTATAGACCCTTGTAGAGATATTCTATTTGTCTATGCTATAGCTACAGGGGCACCAGCAGTAGATACTCCTTGTGGTCTTGATAATAGTAAAATTATGGGTACTGTATTTAATCTTCAAGGTATTTATAATGGTATGATGTCTTATATAAGACAAATGGAGAATAATTGTATTATACCTAAGAATTTTATTGATGCTATTCTTAAATACAAGGCTCTTGAAGTAGCTATAAGAACAGGTAATTATCCTTTAGTTATACAATATTGGAATAAGTTTTATCAAAATAAAACATGTGGTTCTGCAACTAATATTAAACCTTGTGGATGTTATGGATGAAGTAATTCTTAAAACAGAGCTTGAGGGGTTAAGGAGATATTTTAATGCTCTAAGTGTCTTTGGTTATAAGAGTTATGATGATGTGAACAGAATGCTTGTGATGTCTATGATTGAAGAATTATTTACAAGTGAGTTCAGCTACTTTATAACTGAGGATGACTATAGAACATTAATTAATTCTTTATATTGCTTACTTGGAAATAATTGTCTTTATGACTTTCCTTCTTATGCTACTTGGGATAGTATGATACATAAGAATAATAGATTTATGGTATATAGAATTTCTGAAAATGATATACTTAGAAATTCTGAGAATGATTATTTCAGAGTAGAAATTTAATACTCATTATAATAATTTGATTAGACTCTTGTGGGGATAAAGTAAAATACTTATCTTTGCAAGAGTTTAATTTTTTATATATGATATTATGTTAGTTAAAGAACTTATAAATATGATTAATGATGAGCTTAAATTAAGCTCTGATGATTCATTCTATACATTGGACCATATATTATTTCTATGTAATAAATATAGGATATTTTTATTACATCAGAGATATACAGATATAAGGAAACCTATATCTCAATCTAATTACTCTACAATATGTCAGGACTTAATAGAAGTTCCAGCTATATCTGGGGAGCCTTGTGAAGGAGGTTCTTATTTAAGAAGTAAAGAAAAGATACCTTTTATATTAAAAGGTACTTATCCTATTATTTATCCTATTGATTTTTATCAAGGAATTAATATAGCTTATGTAAGTAGAGAGAGAATGAGATTTGTTGGACATAATAAATGGATGCAGAACATAATCTATTGTTCATTAGGGCCTGATAATTATTTATACTTTAAATCTCCAAATCCTCAATTCTTGCATTTAGAAAAGATAAGAGTTAATGCTATATTTGAAGATTGGGAACAAGCTAATGAATTATCTTGTGAAGGAGATAGTGTATGTGATGTAGAAGACGCTGTATTTCCTATTGAAGATAATTTAGTTCCTCAGTTAATTCAACTTGTAGTACAAGAACTTAGAGGAGCAGAATACAATCCTGAAGATGAAGAGAATAATGCAAAGGATGATTTAGAAGGTCTTAATGTTAGAAGGTAATGGAAATAGAGCTTAAAGAGTTTAGAAGAAAGGTGCAAAAATTAAATCAGCCAAGACATTATACTGTTAATAATTCTTGGGGAGTATATGATTCCTATAAATACTATAGAAAAAACAAACCTAAGGATAAGATATATATCTTGACTGAATCCCAGTATTTTGCTATTATAAGAAAGATTAATTTATTATTAGCAGAAGAATTATCTAATGGTAATGATATTACACTACCTTGTCACATGGGAACTATTGAACTTAGAAAGTTTAATGGAGATATAAGAATAGACAGTAATGGTAAAGTCAAGACTAATTTTCCTATAGATTGGAATAAAACCCTTGAATTATGGTATGAAGATGAAGAGGCTTATAAAGATAAGACTCTTATCAGATTAGAAGAGAAAGAAATCTTTAAGTTGTATTACAACAAGAATTCTGCTAATTATGAGAATAAATCTTTTTATGAGTTTATCTTTAATAAAGATTTGAAAGTGAGATTAAAACAAAAAATAAAAGAAGGAGTTATTGATGCTCCTTTACTAAAAAGAAAGGAGAGATTAAATGGTTAATAACTTTCAATTTATTAGTATGCAAGAGGTGATTTCAAGATGTTTAAGGAATCCACTAATGAGTGATTTAAATCTTGAAACTGCTATACAATTTGTAATAGACTTTATTGGACTTATGGGCTTACCTCCTACTTATTTAGATAAGTATGAAGAGGTAGAAATAAATAATTATAGAGGTTTGTTACCATGTGATTTAGTAAGTGTGAATCAAGTAAGATGGAAAAAGAATGGTATCTGCATGAGGTCTATGACAGATAATTTTAATGAACATAGTGAAAAAGATAATGGTGAACCTACTTTCAAGACTCAAGGAAGAATGATATATACTTCATTTAAATGTGGTATTGTTGAAATAAGTTATAAGGCTATACCAGTAGATAAGGATGGGCTTCCTTTAATTCCTGATGAACCTACTTTTCTAAGAGCCTTAGAACTTTACATAAAGAAACAATGGTTCACTATATTATTTGATATGGGAAAGATTAGCCCAGCAGTATTACAGAATACACAACAAGAATATTATGCTGCTGCTGGAGCTTGTAATAATACATTTATGATTCCTTCTGTAAGTGAGATGGAAAGTATCAAGGGCTTGATGAATCAACTTATCCCAAGATTTAATGAGTTCAGATATGGATTCAAGCATGAAGGAGACAAAGAATACTGGAGGGTACAATAATGGCACTACAACAAGAAGTACACCAAATTAAAGGAATGCAGAGGGACTTAACTATAAGCAAGTTTAGTCCTGAATTTGCCTTTGATTGTCAGAATATAAGAATCACTGCTAGAGATAATAATACTCTGTTAAGTGTTACTAATGAAAGAGGAACTAGTTTAATACAACTAAAAGATACTACAAATAAAGATTATAGTATTAATGGTAATGTTGTAGGATATTGTGTTCTAAATAATTACTTAGTTCTATTTACTACAAATTCTTCTATTGTATCTCAACCAGATGCTATATACAGATTAGAACCTAAAGGTACTTATTTTGAAGTAGTAAGATTATTTATAGGAGATTTAAACTTTGATATTAATCATCCTTTAGAAACCTTAGGTAACTATGAAACTGAAGATATTCAAAAGGTTTATTGGGTAGATGGTATTAATCAACCTAGAATGATTAATATAATGGATAGTCCTGTAACTGGTTCCAATTATTATGATTTCAAATTAGATGTTCCTTTTCCTTCAGTATCAATAGAGAAAAGATATGATGGTTCTGGAGAATTTCCTTCAGGAACAGTTCAATATGCTATATCTCTTAGAAGAAGAAATGGTCAGCAAACTCCTTTAATATATATTTCAGACTTACAGTATTTAACATTTGCAGATAGAGCAGGTTCTCCTGAGGAGAATGTAGATTGTTCATTCTATATAGTAGTAAGGAATGTTAGCTCTCAATGGCATTATGTAAGATTATATAGTATTATAAGAACTTCGTTAAATGCTACTCCTACTGTTAAATTAGTAAGAGAGCAAGAAGTTACTTCTGCTGTAGTATTCACTGATACTAATACTACAGGTGAAGATGTAGACCCATCATCACTTTTATATATAGGGGGGCAGAATATAAC